TAAGGCGGTGGCTAAAAATAGAGACAACTAACTATTATTTCTTAAAAGTTGCCTTATAAAGCTTTGAATTAAAGTAATCCGTAATTTCTTTACCTTCGGTTTGAATTTTTTCCTCATTTAAAGGTAAAAAATCTAATTCATATTTCAAGCTCATATACTCTGGAATAAATTTCTTTATAGGCGGAGGTGGTTTAGGTCCACCTTCTGTAATTTTTTCGATAAATCCAGCTAACCATAAAATATACTCACCTTCTGAATTATGAGGAGGAATCAAACTCACATCTATTTTTACTTTACATTCATCTAATGGTCTACTGAACAATTCAACAAAATCAATAAAATTATATTTTAATTTAAATTCTGTTCCCTCAATTTCTCTGCGTATACATATCATAAGTAAGTTCATATTTTCAATACAGTCATGTGAAAACAATTCCTCATCTTTAATTTTGTTATAAATATTTTCCGCAAACATGAGATACTGTGGCATTTCAGCAGCTCCTCATTTTTATAAAGTATTTTTCTTAAGGTAGTCCTATTATAACAATGTTGCAACAAGAAATTTTCCATTTTTAGTTTAAGGAAATTTTAAAAATTATAAAAACGATTATATTCAATAAATTAGTACGAATAAAAGCTAGGGAAAGTTTGATTTTTCTATTGAGCTTTAAAATGGATTATTGTGTTTAAATTATCAATTTAAAAAGCTTGCCTAGTAGGCAAGCTCCCCCTTTTTTGATATTTGCGCTGATCAATAAGGTTTAGGGTTACTTAAAGCAACACACTGATAATACTGAAATATTCAAAAATAAAAAAGCCCACTTCCTATTTTTATTCAGAAATGGGCTTAGCGAAAAAAAACGCTTAGACCTGAAATAGGAAATATCTATTCGGAAATATCTCCAACTTCATATTGGCATAATATTTAAGCACTAGCAATAGGGATTGAATTAAAAATATCAAATATTCATATTTAAATAGATAAAGATTTCTTTTTTTAAATGGTTTTATTTTTAGCCTACATAATTTTTTTACTTATCAAGACTTATAAAGAATATGTGCCCATCAATAGGTAATACTTAATAAGGTCTTATGTGTAGTAACCATTAGGCTCTAGAGAGTAAGAAATCACACTGACTAAAAATAAAAAATAATTAATTTTCAATATCAATGATCATATACTGCAAAGTTAAGTATATTCCAACTTCTCCATTGTTGAGTGCCTCATATAAGTCTTCATCAACAAAATCTCCAGATTCATCATCTAGCCATTTATGAATTTGAATAATTTGTATATTCCCTTTTTTGTCTATTCTTGCTATTGGGTCTATTACGGACCGAACTATCACCTTCTTCTTCGTCTCAACATCAAGCAATGTGATAATTGTCATTTTAAAATCCTTATAAATATCCTGTATAACAACTACGCTCAATCAATAAAGATTTTTATATTTAAATTACTCCAATAGCAATCTTTTCAATCTAAAAAATAAATAAAAAACACTTTAATAGTATGTGCCTATTAGAAAAGATACCTTAAATATTCTACTAGCAATAAAAAACCGCTTTAAGGGCTGTTCATCTAAAATTCACAGGTACTTAATGAAGTTTTTTTTTCTGTCTTTGCATCTTTCTGGGCTCACAAATTTTTCCAATAAAGTTAGTTAACCACAAAATACTTTCTTCACGATCTTCAAAATGAGGTATAAGACTTAAATCTACTTTTATCTTGCGATCAGCTAAAGGCAAACTTAAACAATGTTCAAAGTCTATTGAGCTGTACTTCAATTTGAGTCTTTTTTCTGCAGCTTGATTCTTTATCTCAGCCATAATGCGATTTAGATTAACGATCAAATTATTTGAAATTTTATTATTTTCATATACCCGTTCGTAAACTGTCTCAGCTACATCAATGTAATTTATTAGCTCTACATTCTTATTCACGACATTTGTACTCCGTTTTTTATAATTATCCGTCTAAAATAATGTTTATTTGATTTACTAAATCCTTCGCCTAGGTAAAGATTGTTTAAATTCTGTCACCCTGATTTTAAGTAAATATTTGAATTTATTATGCAATTACTGAGTTTTATAATATTTATATACATCTTTGTTCTTAACGCCCCTTTTTTCTATCACTTGCCCATTGAGTTCACCATCAACGCAAATAAACATTGTACTAATCCATAAAATTATGGAGATCAGCTTAACACAAAAAGAAAAAGCCCCCACTAATCAATAGTGAGGCTTTGCCGTATTTCCCGGCTAGCACATTTAAAAATCGATAGCTAAAAAAAAGCCAACTTGTTAGAGTCAGCTTAATTCAATCGTTTGAGAATCATGCTTGCATAGTTATTGTCCGTTGCAATCTTCTATCATTTTTATTTTTATAAATATAATTTAAACCAGCCATGTGACATTTTGATTAAATTTCACTCAACACTTTTTTTGTTAAATAAGTCACATTTAATCTTATTAATGCACTAACCATTACAACCTATAAACACAATGTGTATCAATTACTTCTGCTTGATTTTGTAAATTACAGTATCCTTAGTTTACCTAACTGCCAAAATCAATAACACAATGGAACACCAAACACTTTTAGACGAATTAAATTCGCAGATTGAATATTACTCAAAAAGAACTGACTGCCCACCAACTAGAATTCGTATTGGGTATAAAACCTATTACGAATTAATGCAGAATCCTAAATTTGCCGATGAAGTATCAAACTCCGCTTTAGATCCAAACAAACGCAAATACAAAAAATTAAAAATAAAAGTTACTAAGGATGACAATCAACTTGAACTTGAATGATTTCTCATAAAAAAGCCTACTCTTTCAAGTAGGCTTTCCCCTTATGACTTTTGCGCTGATCATTAAGGTTTATTGTTGTTTAAAGCAACACTCAGATCTTACAGAAATACTTAACAATAAAATAGCCCCGCCAATAATCGATATTTAGCAGAGCTTCTTAAAGCTTATACAGTTTATCGTGGAAGATATCTTTTTGAACCTGTGCTATTAAGGCAGTAATGTCCACCTCTAGGCCCAACACAATAAGTTCCAGATGTGCAGTAACAAGAGTTATTAGTCGTTTTACTATAACTTCTTGGAGTCCGTGTAGTAGCAGAACTTCTAGTTCTAGTATTATTATAGCCTTTTGATTCTCTTTGAGGAGTTGAGTAAACAGGCTGCCTGTTATCAAAACTCCCTTTTGAATATCTATAGGTGACTGGTGGAGTATAACAACCAGCAAAACTGCACAAATATTTAGTATCAATCCATTGTTGTCTATCCATATTTGGATTTAATAACGCCCATTCATCTTGGTACCAGAATACATAAACTTCACTTCCCCCTTTCAATTTAAAGATTTCTTTGCCATTTGGCATATCCTTGACTGGAGCGGTATCAACACTAATCCAATTTTTAACTGGATTAAACCTTTCAACTTTTTGCTGCGAAAAGTCTATGGACGGTATAGATACACATCCACTAATACCCAAAGTAATAACTAACCCTATTAAATAATTTTTCATTTTATTAACTTCTTAGAAAGAATAATTTTAATGCGAAGTAAACAATAAGCTACCTAATAAAAGCAACATATACTTTCATCTAATTTAAATACATAAAGAAAAATTAAAAAACCCGCTTCTAAAAAGAAACGGGTCAAAAAACAAAAAACTTTCAGCGCAGTATTTGTGACATATCATACAAGTTAGAAGATGTATTTACAATATACTTTAAGCTTAATTTTTTGATGCTCTCAAAATATCCAAAACTCGCTTTGACATTTCATGCAAGTTGGACCCTATTGGTAGCCAAAAATGATAATTAATGTTGTCACGGTTAAAAACTTGCTTGTAGTACTCAGTTTTGAATGATGGATCAATGTCAGAAGCCTTAAGTAATCTGCCTTCTTTTTCGATCACTTGCCCATCTAATTCACCACCAACACAGATATTCATTTTTACCAGCCTGGACTATATAGCAAAAAATAAAAAAAATCCGTACCTTGGGGAAGGTACGGACTATAAACTGAATAACTACATAGGAAGTAGAATACCTGTTTAATATACGATAAATTTCATGTTTTTTCAAATCCTAATTAAAAGCCCACGATTAAGTGAGCTTTTAAAACAAATTGGTGCAACGCTTATAACTTTGTCCACTATATCAAAAATATGCCATAAAGCGTCTAGACAGTCAACAAGTCTAAATTATGCTTTTCTACTAATTGAGAAGCTTTTAAACGTTCAACGATTTTAATCATTAGATCATTGGCAGTTATAACGTCGATTCCTTCAAATGCTTTTAGTGTTAATTGCAATTTATTATTAATTACATTTGTAATTATTGATATTTTACCAAAATAATCAGGGTAGTATTTCAAAGTTTCATTAACTTTCTCCCGACTAACGCCTTCATATAGTTTTACAGTGTATGTTTTCATTTGAACCTCCATTTTGTCTTAATCTTTTATCATGACCTAATAAATAAAATCTAGCGCAACTCACCATAATTGCGACCTGAGCTTTAGATTGGTTTGTTTCTTGAGCAACCTTCAACAATCCTTTATTTTCAACCTTATTTTTAATTAAACAAATTAATGCAAACTTAGTTGTAAAATCTGTTTTATCAGAATTTAATAGACTTCGTAAAAGTGCTTGAATTTGATCCGCCTCATAATCACTGATCTCACATCGAATATAAGATTTACTTTTTTGTACTTCTTTGCCAGCTTCACGCATCAACCAGTAAATTTGATTGATATGAAGCCCATCTGGCAAATCACCCCCTTTCATTCTAACTGTTTCACACCATGCGCCAAACTGCTCTAACCAACCGTCAATAGTATATTTAGACCAATCCATTTGTTGTGTTTTTAAAACTGCACTCATTTTTCACCTACCAATTGCTCAATTTGTTTAATCGCCACGCCTGCTTTCACTTGCTCTGTGCTGAACCGTAAAACTGTAAAACCCATCATTGCTGCGGAGTTGTATTTCTCCATATCTCCTAGATAACCTTTGCCCCTCGTATGGCGACCTCCGCTCCAGATCCCGCCTTCTACCTCAATCAAAATCTTTTTACCCGTTATTAAAAAATCTGCTCTCCATTTACGATCAGGATGGAACTTATATTCCTGTTCAAAACCAATCTTGCATGCTCTTAAATGCGTTGCCAGAACCATTTCACCCACACTTGGTTGTCTGGCAATTTGCTTTGCTGAACGCCGCTTTTTATTTTTCTTAATAGGAAATAACTTACGGTATTCAGCAATGCTGACTGATGACATCAAGCACCACCTTTCAGCAAATGGTCCAATTGATTAGCAAAGCAGTTATAAACTCGCGCTTTATCCTGATCACCTAAAAGGCTGGATGAATGAGCATCTTGTTTATACTTCTGAGCCAGTTTTTCAATTGACTCACTTAGTTCAACCAGAGTGCTTTGCTTTTTACCGCTGAGTGGTTCAATTGAGCGTGATACGTGGTCAGCCATTTCTTTTTCCATCTGATCGAAGTAACTTTGACGTGCTAAATCTCTCGACTTGATTAGCTCTGGTGAAATAAGCTTTTCCATTTCACGGCGTTGCGCTTCAATCCATCTACTGTCCATTTTTTGCGCCCTCCGCATTAAACTTCTTCGCTTGGTCAAGTGCCTTCTCTAATTGAAGTAACTCGTTGTAATCAGTGTTTGATAGCCCACTGCGGTTATATCGGCCTCGTAATTTTTCACAAAGAGTCTTAACTTCTGCAAAACCGCAGTAAGAATTTATTAACTCTTCAACTACACAGTGTTGGCATTTACTCATGGCGATATCCTTTCTCATCAAGCTCTTTACGCGCCAACCACCACAAAACCACCGCACCGCTAATAGCAGCTGTAAAAAATGAAATGAGTAAACCCCACGCTAAAATCTCGAATTTGTTCATACATTCGCCCCATCAATTAGCTGAAGAATATTTCGTGGAATCGGCACACCTTCACGGCGGCACATCTCTGCGTATTCGTGCGGATTGTCAAAAGGATCTGGACCTGGCTCTTGTTTGAGTTCTGGCTCTTTTTCCTTAGCCTTAAGCTTTTGTACTGGTGCAGGTTTACGACCATTGATTTTTAAACGTTCCATCAATGATTGGAGATGCTTTTGCGCTTCGTCATTGCTCACAGGAACGTGTTTAGGTTCTTTGTGTTCTAGTTGTAGCGGTGGAGCGTAAAACTCTTGCTGACGGCCCTTTAACTGCGCTTTCGCCACCATGACATTGTATGTACCAAAGAAATTATCTTGAGCAGCTTTCATTTGACCTGCTTCGATCAAATACATAACCTCATCTAATGCATACTTTGTGATTTGGGTAATAACCACCGAACGATCAGCAGTAAACTTACATGCACGTGACCAAGCTTCCTCTGGAGACATCCAACTTTCACCGATGCACCAGGTGCGAAACTCGGCAAATGACGGCATAAAGCGTCCACCTGCTGTAAGTAAACGACCAAGTGCGTTGTTAAATTGGTTTTGTTGAACGCCAACCAGTGTTTTAAGTGCGATTTGCTCAACCACTGACAGAGGAATTGCACTTTCGCCTGTTGCTGGAAATTGCTTATTGAACTGAGCAGCGTAAACAGTGCGAAGAGAAGCGATTAATTGACGCACTTCGTTCAAGGTAATCTCATGCATGACCTACCTCCTCAATCATTGGAAACTTTTTTGCCGGGGTTACATCCACAATTTGAGATTCATTTTGTTCTTCAAAAAGATTGGCGAAGTAACCCGGCTCTTGTGATTTTTGCCCAGCTATAGAGATTTGCTCTTGCTTCTTGCGGTTAGCAGCAACTTGTTTCTCGTTGTTTTGAACCCAAGAGAACCACTTAACCAGCCAGATGCTTGGTGTATTCAACGAACTTGATTCGTTTGCAAAGTACCAGTCACCGAAATTTTGAATCATGGTTCTCAAGTCGATTTCAGGTACCGAAACAAATCTTTGTTGAGCAAGTGAGATGAAATCGTATTGAAACTCGCTGTATTCAGAAATGAATTCACGCATTGAGTAACGCTTGTGATCATCGATCTGATACTGAGCAAATTGAATTGGTGTAAATTGCGAATTTTCTTCACGCGCATTACTACTACTATCAATAATTGGTTCTTGGTTTATGGTTAATGGTTTATGGTTATTGGTTGGTTGCACGCCCGTTTGCTCTTCGTTTAACGGATTTTCAACGACCGTTAAATTTTCGTTAGACGATTGATCATCTTTTGATGAACCACTGTTGGACGAACCTTTCTTTTTCGCTGCACGTTTTGCAGCAGACGCTTTACCAGCCTCACTCGCTTGTTTCTTTTTCCCGTGGTATTCAGCAATTTCTCGTTCACAACGATTATTGCGATAAACACCTTCTTCAAGAATGAAAAACTCATCAAGTACATATTTGAGAGCTTCTTTTTGCTCTTCGGTAGTACATTGCAAACGACGTGCTAAACGATCAATGCTTGATGCATCAATCGCCTTCTCCGTGTCGTAATACATGTCTAATAAGTCGCGGTAAATCGCACGCTCAATTAAACTGAGGTGGCGAGTCGCATTGTTAAAGTCACCAATATGGTGTTGGTAATAATTCATTTTGCACCACCTAAATATTCGAATGCGCATTTAGCCACAATTGAAACTTGTCCATTTCCAATGGCTTTAAGTCGGTCCACCCGATTGGCCACCCCATCAGCCACTCGACCAGTTCGGGTTCAACTTGCCACCATGTGAGTTCATTACATGATGATCGAGCCGATCGTTTACCCTGCTCTTGCCGTCTTTCCTGGTCAGCGTCGCTGGTGATGATCCTTTGCTCATTGAGGCAGTTGGGGTGGGCAAATTCTCCACCACGCCGGCTAAACCGTTCCTTGGATGATTGCTCACCTTGCCTCGCTTGTTCCCATCCGAAGCTTTGGGTGTCGGAAATTGCATTTGACGCTTCTTTAAGGCCTTCCTGCTGTTGCTTCCACCATCTAGACGGGTGCAATTCGGAGTGTGAAAGAAGCTGACTCCATTTGGCGACAATCCATATTCGGTCCCGGATATGGGGCGCTCCAAAGTTAGATGCTGAAAAACGTGCCCATTGCGCGTCATACCCCATTTGGGCAAGGTCACTGATGACTCTTGTAAGTCCTCTGGAAACAAGCATTGGTGAGTTTTCCACGAACACGTATCTAGGTCGTACTTCACCGATAATTCGTGCCATTTCTGACCAAAGCCCGGAACGTTCACCTTCAATCCCTGCGCCTTTTCCTGCGGATGAAATGTCTTGACACGGAAAGCCGCCAGATATAACGTCAACAATTCCTTGCCATGGTTTTCCGTCAAAAGTTGTAATGTCAGACCAAATTGGGAAAGCTTCGAGAATTCCATCATTCTGTCGTTGCGCCAGAACTTGTGCGGCGTAGCATCACGTTCAACTGCGCACACTGTTCGCCATCCCAAGAGATAAGATGCGAGTACTCCGCCACCAGCGCCTGCGAAAAGAGCCAACTCATTCATTTAGACTCCTCTTCATTCATCTGAATAAAAGTGCTGCCTAAGTACCGGATCCGTTTAGCTCGATATAAACTTGAGATGATCGGGCCAACATGAATAAGATAAATCCCATGTTTTCCATGCTCGTCAACCAAAGCCTGCATGAATTCATCACGTGTTATAGCAGCATTTTTTTCGTCACGGTTTTGGCTGGCTAAATTTTCCTTCCGTTTTTTCAACAAACCAGACAAAGTTCTTAATGCTGGTTCATGCCAGGATTGAATATGCTTTCGTTGTTGTTCAAAGGTACTCATGACACCTCCGCTAATGCTTGCTCAGCGCTTGTTAGTCGGCGTTTGGCGTTAAGTTCAGCAACTGTTGCTGTTCGTATTTCTTTTGATGAAACCAGAAACAAATGATTTTGTGATTTGATAGTCCATAAACTAGTCAGGGTTTTATTTTTGACTTCAAACAAATCATTTGATTTAAAACTTCGATACTCTTTAGTAAGTACTACAACGTCACCTATTAAAAAATCAGGTGAGTTGAGTTCGATTGGTTGTTCTGATAAATTGTTTATGTTCATTTGATCCACCTCAATTGAATGCCTAACCACTCCTGTTACAGCAGGTAGTGGTTTTTTAATATCCAAGCTTTTCTTTTTGACCACTGATTTCGTCATGAAATAAGTCATCCACCGTTTCTATACGGTTCATCCAGCTTTTAGACATAACTAAAAGTGCAGCAACACGTTCTTTATCAATGCTCTGATAATCTTTAGGAACGACTTTTAAACCAAGTAAACTCAATAGCTCGCAAAACATTTCAATTTCATTCAAGCCATTGTTTTTCTTATCCGTTTTAAGCCGAGTAATAGTGCTTGGATCAACTTTTAATTGTTCAGCAATCTCTTTTTGATTGCTTATATCAAGACCATGCAATATGCGGGATACGCCATTTCTGGCGCTTGCAGATATATCAACTGATAATTTGCTCATGGTTAGGTCCTAAGCATTTGAAGTAGTTCGTTTGATTGGTTCTTTGCCATTTGCCAAATCTCTGATTTGGTATTCGCGAGCTAAAGGAATCTTTTCATTTGGCCACTGGTAAACAGCAGGTGGCTCAATTCCTAATAACTTTGCTAAGCCAACACCATTGACACCAAGCAACTCATAAGCTTCCTGTTTGGTCATTTGTGCAACCTCAAAAATAAGATTTCTTAGTATTAAAACAAAGATAACTTATTTTTGCAAGATGTAAGATAACTTATATGAAGAATCTAGAAACTATGGGTCAGCGTATTCGCGCCTTACGAAGAGAAAAGAAATTAACCCAAGGCGAGTTGGCAAAAATCGCCGGAGTTAGTGCGCCCAATGTCACTGGTTGGGAGAAAGATGCTTATGCTCCTAAAGCAGACCCATTAAGCAAAATGGCCGCTTATTTCGGAGTGTCGACTTCATATATAACTAATGGAGATGAAAGCGGCCCTAAGTTGGATAGCACTGTTACACAATTGAAAGTTCTGGATATCGAAGCTTTTAAGAAAAAATACAATATTCCCGATAGCGAAGATGCTGTTAAATTTCTTGAAACACCTGTTAAATCATTCCCCACCCAAAAAAGATATGTTCCTGTTAAGGCTTACTCCAAGATGGGCATGGATGGCTATTTCACAGATATGGGTTATGAAGGCAATGCTGGAGATGGGTATGTTCCAACTCACTCAGCAGGACCAAGAGCCTATGGCATTAAAGGCACTGGCGACTCAATGTTTCCAGCAATTCGTAATGGCTGGTATGTTGTATGCGACCCTGATGCAGATCTTGTGCCAAATGAGTTTGTTCAGGTGTGCTTGAAGGATGGAAGATGCACAATTAAAGAATTTGTCGGCATCAATGGTGGGGTTTTAAGTTTGCTTTCTGTGAATGGTGGTGAGCGATTTTTCTTTGAAATGGACGAGGTTGAAAGTATTACCGCTATTACAGATATCGTGCCGCCAAGTCAGCATAGACAAGAACATCCTTATTCGCATTAATCACAGGAAGACTTATGGACAATTCAAAACGACCAATCAACCAGATTATTGCTCGCATCAATGATGCTGCGAAACATGGTGAAGCTTTGGTGCTAACAGCCGAAGAAGTGAAGATTCTTTCTAAAGATATTGGCGACAAAGTCTTTATTCCTGTGCTTACTAATGAGCAGGTCGTGCAGGTGGTGAAAGAAGGAAAGCTGGGGAAACCAATGTTTTCAGAAAAGATGACAAGTCAACTGTGAGTCCAACGTAGAGTTTAGAATAATAGGATGTTTTTTATGGATTATAGTGACTTCATTGTTTATGTGGATGAGAGTGGAAGCGTTGATATGCTTAACAATGATCCTGACTTTCCAGTATTTGTCTTATCATTCTGTATTTTTCACAAAAGATACTATACGGACACAATAGTTAAATCGGTTGAACAGTTAAAGTTTAAACATTTTGGGCATGACATAATAATACTACATGAGCGTGATATTAGAAAAAGAACCTCGCATTTTGCTAGCCTTGATAGAAGCCGAATGGAGGCCCTTATGGATGACCTTAACTGTTTAATGAATGACAATAATTTTATTTTGATTAGTTCAGTAATTCGCAAAGATAGATTAATTAAACGAGATGCAAATCCATATGAAGTTGCAATGAAATTTTGTCTTGAGCGCTTATATTATTTTCTCAGGGAAAAGCACCAAAATAATCGACTAACTCATATTGTTGTTGAATCGAGAGGTAAGAATGAGGATTCACAGCTTGAACTAGGTTTTAGGCGGATTTGTGATCCGTTAGGTAATTACCACAATAAGCCTTTGCCTTTTGATATCATTTTTGCCTCAAAAAAAACTAATTCTTCAGGTTTGCAATTTGCTGACTTAGTAGCTAGACCAATTGGAAGGCATGTGATTAACCCCTCTCAGTCAAATAGGGCTTTTGATATTTTAAGAGCTAAGTTTTATTGTAAGGGTGGTAGGAATGCTGTTGGAAATAATTACATGGGGTATGGACTAAAGATATATCCATAAAAACAAAGAGCCTTGATGAATGCACCAAAGCTCTTTGCCGACCGGGAATGCCCAATCCATGTTTGTATTATAGATAAACCTATCATGTACATCAAGAACTATTAACGTTTATTAACATCCAACCCACCTAGTGT